AACCATCTGGTAGAAGGCGTTCTGGGGTGTTGGCCAAAGAACAATCTCGCTCTGCGGAATGGTCCGGTTAAACCAAAACTGGAACGGCTGGTTGGCCGTGAAGTTCTTGTTGGGCAGATTTGTGTAATCGTCGCGGTTCAGGCGAGACATGGTGATTTCGGTGCTGTTGTTGCCAAAATACAACTCTCGCAGGCTCAGAGTGGTCCCGCTGTAGGCCCGGATGCGGTAGTACGGCACGGTCTGGCCATTGACAATGTCGGTCCAGATCCACTCGTTGTCCACCACGGTAATGGACCCAAGATCAACCAAAGTCGCCCAAGTCACGTTGTCAAGCGAGTATTCAAGGATGAATGATTTTGTGCCGCTGGAGGCCGGCAGAAAGCCAATGGAGCCAATAAAAATTGGGTTGGACGGGCCAAAGTTGACAGCAATGTTGCCGTTAGCCGAGGTCTGGGTGCAGATCGTGTCCACGTCACCGTCATAGACGTTGCCAACCGTCCCGCCGGCCGAAGTTGTGTAGCTGCCGTCAGGGCGGTTTAGGTAGCGGTACAGGGCGTTGAGCACGTCATTGCCGCCCAAAGGGAGCAGGTACGTTGCGCGGTCAGGCGAGAAGCCGTAGACCTTCTTGCTGATGGCCCAATACTGGATGCCAATGTTGATCAGGTTGGACAACAGGAAAAACAGCGACTCGCGGGAGCTTAGGACCTGCTCAGAAGTCAATTCTCCAGCCAACTTGCCACAGCGACGTGCGCCGTGATCAATCAGCGTTTGGACCGTTATGACGGTTGTACCTACAGATCCTGAGTACGCCATATCAGCACTTCCATCTGTTTAAGGCTGCCGCTTTGCGTGTTGGCTTGCCTTTTTCGTCTTTCATTGGCCCCGGCATGCCCGACATGCGTGCGCAAAATGAATCTTTGCGTGCGCCACCTTGGGGCTGTGGAGCCTTTAGGTTGCTGCCCGTAGCTGCATTGTATTTTGCCCTACCTTTAGCTGTCAGCCCAGCGCCCTTGCTGACCGGCAATTTTTCGCCTCGGCCGACCGCAAGAGACGGGCCGCCAGCCTTCAATTTTTTATCTGAAAACAGCTTCTCAACCATGTTCAGCCGTTGAGGTTTGGTCGTCACATCGTTGATGATCTTGACCCTCTCAGGCTTGCTTTTGGACGGCTCGTAAAACCCAGCCTTCTTCAAAGATTTGGCTACGGATAAGTTGTTTTTTGACATGGTCAGAACCTGTACTTAGCTGTTTTCTGCGCAATTTTTTTTGGCTGAGCTACGAACTGTTTGCCTGCGGCTTTTCCTGCTCGCTTGGCTTTGGTCGTCGCAGCGTACTCAGCAGGGCTGAGGCTTTTAATCGCAGCTTTTGGAAGGTATCGCTCACCAGTCTCAGAAGATTTTTTACCACTTTTGGTTCCCCAGTCTTGTTTGCCCCAATCGCTTAGGGATTTCTGTGGCGCTTTAATCACGATAACCGCCACCTGCGGCCTTATACCGCTTGGCCACAAGCTGCGCTTTTCTGGCGCTCCATTGTCCTGCGCCCGTACCTTGTGTGGCTTCAGACTTGACTGCTGACACAATACGCTTTCTAAGCTCTGGCTTAGTGTAATTGCCAGCAGCATTTACGCCACCACCATCAGCCATTCGTTTATCAGCGCGGGCAAACTCTTTGCCAACCTTTTGAGGGATGCCCACCTTCTTGGCAAACGCCGGGTTGTGCGCAACCGCCTCCATGAACTTGTGTTGAGCAGGAGATTTGCTTGGCATGGTTAGTCTGGGTTCTTGATGTAGATGCCTTCAAATTCAGCAGACACATTAGAAGCCCCTGCTGAAGCAATTGCTCTAATTTCAATGTCTGTCTTTTCAGCAAAAACAATAGGGGTGTGCAAATCAAGAATGAAGTCACCATTACCAGCAACCCTAGCCGAAGTTTGTTGTCTAAAAACTCCGCCCAATGGACGCTGATTCATTTGAAAGTTTGTCCAAGTATTTGCGGTTGCGTTTCCAGATGTGTAGAAAACTCCCATCAAATACAAGGTGTACCCAGCAGGTACAGTCCAAAATGCCATTTGCGTTTGGTTTGCACCAATAGCAACCATGCCGTATATGTTTGCAGGGACGCCAGAAGTAACAGTGCCAGTGCCAGCGTAAATAGTTCCTACGGCAGTTGCACCAGAACCCGCTGTGGTTACATACATACGAGAAATACGCAAATAACTGTTGCCAGTGTTGACTGCTGTTTGCCCATCTAAAAGGACAGACTCGCTAATTTCGTTGTAATTTGCATCAAGACCAAAAATAGCAATTGATCTTGCGCCAGTGCCAGCCGACGCGTCATCCGCGCTGGAACTAGAAATTTTCATAACAGTTGCGGAGGCAGGATACACATATGTTCCACCTTGCGCCCAAACTGTTTCAATAGATGTACCGACATCGCCATTGATGCCAAACTTAAATAAGGCTTTGTGACCATCAACTTGCCCACGGGCTACTTGCAGTTCAAATGGCTCATACGCACCTTGGCGCGTTGCGGAAGAATAAGTTCCCATTTCTTTCTCCAATTAAAAGCGGGGGCCGAAGCCCCCACTTAGACTCAGCAATTCACCGCACCGCCCCGCTTTTTTGCGGGAGTAACGGTAACTGACTCTTTCGTCTTGGTCACGCTGTCAGCAGTTTTTTTGGGCATGAAGAAGTTTTTTGCTTTACTCGCAAGTTCTTTCACCATGCCCAACGGGTTCAGCGCATCCTCAACGTCACGGCTGTACTTTGGCGCTTTGTCATAAGCGCCTTTGGACATGTCTTCCAACTTTTCAGTGGAAGAGCCTCCACCATTCATTTTTACCGTGCCACCACGCTTAAATGTTCCAGCAAGCTCGTTAATCCTTACAGGCTTGGAGGCAGGCTTGTTGCCTTGCGGCATCGCGACGGGACGGCCTGAGTTAACAGTACCCCCCGCCGCGTAGGCTTTTTTTGGGGCACCACCTTTTTTGTAGGCGGCTGGCATGCCTTCGTTCATCATGCCATCATCCATCATCCCGGATCCGGCCATTCCGCCGTCCATCATGCCTTTGATCTTGCCGCCCTTTTTGAAACCGCCAGCATTTGACTTGGCAACTCCACCGGTGGCAAAACCAGCTTGGCCGTTCACTACGCCGCCAGTGGCCATCTTGCCGCCGTGCTTCAGCTTGAGAGTAGTGCCTTTGCCGCCCTTGTGCTCTTGCATATCGTGCTGCTTAAAGGCCTTTTTGACCATGGCCTTGTCTTGGTCCATGTCAGCCTTGCCACCTTTTTTCATTGGGGCGGATGGCATAGGACGCGGCATTGAGGCTTGCATTTGAGCAGCGCCACCAACCGGACCAGACGGGCCGGCACCGGACGGCAGGCCGCGCATGGCACGTCGGCGCATGGCCAGAGACGGGCGCATAGGAGCCTTGGCACCCATCATGCCGCCACGAGCAGGCATAGCGCCCATAGGAGCGCCCATCATGCCTCCGTCAGCCTTTTTGGCTACCTTGCCACCCTTTTTGAGCTTGAGCTCAACTGAGGGCTCTGTGGTCTCCATCTTGACCATTGGTTTAAATTGACCCATGTCGTTCTCCTTATGCTTGTGTGACGCCAAGAGCGCCAATACGGGTTGCATTCGGGCCTGCCGCTATTGCTGGCAGGGCTATTCCCATCACAAGGCGCTTGATGCCGTCAGCCGCCGAGGAGGGGAGGTAAGTACCGCGCACATCACCAGTCGTGGTGGTGGCCGTCAACGTGGCAGCGGCAACAAAAGTACCGGCATCTTCGGCTAGGGTGTTGTTCCAGCCCGCACGAGTGATGTACCCGGCATCAGTGATGCGCAGTGGCGCACCCAAGATGTCTGTCGTACCCACCGCAACGGTGACCACGCTTGCGCCCGAAGCAGTAACGCTGGAGATTTGGAAGAAGGCTTTCTTACCACTGACAGTCGTTGATGCCACCGCCCCTGTTGCAATCACCTCGCTCATGGCCTGACCGTAGTAGTCAAAACCAGAGACAGTAATGTTGACAGT